GTGTACTCAGTCCAGCCTGCATGCAAAGCCAAGGTATCGCCAGCAGCAATCGTTGTGCCTGAACCGGGACCGGTAATCAGACCTAGATACCAAGCTGCGCTGTATGTTACGCCAGAGAAGAATGTGTCATTCATGTACTCAAGACCTTCGTTAACAACCAGATTTGGGTTCTTTGCTTCCCATTTCAGTTTGCCATCCTTGTCGATACATTGGATCGTGAATACGCCAGCACCACCAACGGAAGAAACTGATGCTCCGCTTAGTAGAACGCTTGCGCCTACTTTATCTACAGAAACTGCTTTATTTGAGATCATTTAAAACTCCTTTAAGAAAGTCTAATAATTGCTGAAGTATTGGAAGCGGCTGGAAACTCTACTTGGAATACTGTAGTTGAGATCTTGTCCGAACCAAAGTCTAAAACACAAACCGCTGCACCACCAACCTTATAAATAAGCGCTCCACGAGCGGTCAATGCACTTGTCCACGAGGTATTAGTAAAGGTGATAAATGCGGTCCCGTCCAGTATGCCCAAGGTTGGAGACAGAACATTGCCACCGGCAGTGTACCCAGTTGCCACAACCTCACCAACGGTTGTATAGGCAGCGGTATCCTGATCAAGAGTTGATGCATTGGTATACAGCGCTATCTTGAATACGTTTGTTGTGCCAACACCAAAGTCAAAGTTCCCATCGAGAACCCCTACTTTGAATACGTCACATGTAAAGTTTCCAGTAAATGGCATTATTTAACCGGTATCCGTACTTGCCCAGACCTGTAAGCATCCTGTCTTTCCATTCCATCACCCAGACGTTTAGCTAGTGCCAATGCTTCATTATATCGAGAAACGTAATTTTCCATAACGTCTTTGTCTGACTTCATGAACGCTGCTGCTTCTAGCATCGCGCCATAAAGCAAGACACTGTAAAAGTTATCCCCAAGCCATGTTGTACCTGCTGTAACGATTGACTCAGGGTAGTAATAGTAATGAAGCTCTACGTCATATGCCAAATCAGGGGTTGGTCCAAGAATGAATGACAGTTCATTCGTTATGATAGGCGATGCATCGTTAGTGGTTGTTGGTCCAAACAGGGCATAGTATTGCGGCTTTCCCGTATCTGTCTTGATAGGGTAGGCAGCCCGTATGAAGTTAACATCCTTGTTAAGCAAGAAATCATACGCATCAGTGACTGTGTCTATAACAGCCATTGAGTAAACTGCCAGAAAATCTCCGGGCGCTGACAGATATTGATTATTAGCGGTTAATATCCCAGTGACGTTCTTCCGTATGGAAGGGAACTGAACACTGTTATATATCCGCTGCTCCGCCTGATCAATAAACGTATTGATCTGTTGGGCAGACGTAAAGCTACTGACTGTTTGTGGGAACTCATTCTCACAATATGCCTTAATCGTCTGCGATAGCGCCGTGTAATCCATTAGCCCATCTTCTTCGAGTGACCAGTGCCTTTAGTAGCGGCTCCAGTACCACGGGTCTTCATGGTCTGTGTGTTAGGGATATTGTTTGGATATCCATTATTACCCAGATCCTCTTTTGACAGCCCAGTAATAGGCTTTGGCTGACTAGGGTTAACGCTAGATGCTTTTTCTGGAATAGCCATTATTTGCTCCCAGAGTTCTTGTACTTGAACGAAGAGACCTTTTGATTAGCAACCTTAGCCAATCCACGACCCAACTCTTTCATTTGCAGGTTGGTCTTTCCGCCTTTGCTAAATTTCTTAACTGAGTTTCCTGCCGAAGGCTTACCGGCTGCGATTATAATCTTCATATTAACTCCTAAGTTGTGACTACTGTTACTGTTCCTAGCTGGAATGATAAAGCTAGGTAATTTGGTGTTAGCCCCACATCGCTTGCTCTAGAACCTCCAACAGGAGCATAGCCCCACTGGATAATTCTACTTCCGCCTTCAGGATAGCCGTTTTCATCAACAGACGTTCCTGACCCATTAACCAATTGTAACCCGCTATTACCAGACTGCAAATAGCTTAAATCCTTTCTAGGATTCCTTACAGCCTGCGGATCGTCAATTGGATACATCCCCAGTTGTAACTGAGGCTGATCCGGTTCCCAGCATTCAGGACAAACAATTATATTAACTTGCTTTGTCTTGATGATCAAAGCCTTTAGCTGTGTTAGCTTGAACCTAAATCCGCATCGATCACACTCTGCAATCGAGTTCTTGGCGGACGCAAACCTATTACCCACAAATATAAGCCCTGCGAGGGACAAATCTCACTGCAGACTTGTCTCTATCTTCTTCAGCAGCAAACTTCCACTGTTCCTCATACTGGTCCTTTAGGGACTGTATGCGGTCTGGAGCTATCTTAACGGCGAGGTAATATGCCAAGCCAGCAATCAGGCAGGTAAGGAACCTAAAGGGGATGTCTTGGGTGTTAATACCATTGCCTGCGTCTTGTATCCTGCGTAAGCGCCAGTATACGAACGTGTAGTAATCACTCTGATCTGGGGCTGGATATACATAAATCTGCGGATGGTCCACCCCAGTAGTGGGGTCTGTGCCTTCTGGTCTGCCACCTATTGGGTAGGTGGCTCCTGACTGGCGATTAACCCATAACTGAATAGGGCGACCAGTTGAGTTCTTGTTAGGGATGGTTGCGTATGTAGATACGCTAATACGGGTTATAGACAAGTCCTGCTGACTTGAACCCGTCCCTACCCTTGTTACATGTTCTAGAAGATCTATTGTATCAACAGGCAGATTGTATGAGACCTGATTAAGAACTAACGGTATCTCACCCTCTTCAATCGTCCACAGGTTTATCCCCCGGTTAGCCCATTCGACCGTCAGGAGGTTTAAACTGCGTCTTGCTGTACGGATATCATAACCAGTGCGTAGCTCTGCCCCGCACCTCTCGAATGCCTCTTCGATAATATTAGTTAGGTCTAGGTTAGATGATGCTGTGCCTGATGTGGTCATTTAGCATTTCCATGCCCGAAGGCTTTTGTTTATGCGGCTATTGGGATCATTTGCCGTCTTAGCGGATGTCAGCTTCTTTTTCATGCCAGACATTCTGGCACAGAATGACTTCTTGCGGCTTCCACCTTCTGGCTGCGGAGCCTTCAAACCGGGTTTGTCTGGGTTGGCTGCGTTATATGAAGCTCGTCCTTTGGCGTTTAAACCGCCTTTCTCAGACTTGCCTTCTTTGCGTTGCCATGCGGGAGTCTTAGCCATTATCTGTACCCCGCTGTTTTCTTTGCAATAGTCTTGGGCTGTGCCACAAACTGCTTACCTGCTGCCTTACCTGCGCGTTTTGCACGGGTGGTTGCTGCGTACTCTGCTGGGCTGAGACTTTTGATTGCAGCCTTTGGAAGGTATCGCTCACCTGTATCAGAAGACTTTTTACCGCTTTTTGTACCCCAATCAGCTTTTGTCCAAGATTTTAAACTCTGCTGCTCTTTTCGTAGTGCCATGCTACAATCCCCCAACTGGAGAACTAAATGAATGAGCTTTGGATTGAAATACCCGATACAGGTGGACGCTACTCAATAAGTAATTTCGGCAGTGTGCGATCAAACTGGTCAGACATTCCACGGCGTAATTTATCACACCGTGTTCGAGTTGAGGGAGTAAAACACCTAAAGCCTTGGGTTCACACAACAGGATATTGGCGTGTCGGGCTGGGCAGAAACAACTCTCGATATGTTCATCGCCTAATTGCAGCGGCTTTTCTTCCAAATCCTGACGGGCTAACGCAGGTTGACCATGTTGACGGCAATCGCCTGAATTTAAGTCTTGAGAATTTGCGTTGGGTTTCGCCAAAACAAAATGTTTTACTAGGCGGCGAACGACATCAATGGGAAGCACAAAAGTCAGCAAGCACAAAGCGCCGCTTGTTTGTAGAAAATGCGGCTGAGTTTGTTGCTCTGCACAATGCAGGTCATAGCCTTCGCTGGATTGCAAGAAAGTTTGGCACTGATCATAAGACAGTCCGTAGCCGCATTGACCAGTTTGATACTTAATCACGATACCCGCCGCCAGCAGCCTTATATTTCTTGGCTACAAGTTGAGCCTTTCTAGCTGACCATTCCCCAGCGCCAGTACCTTGAGTTGCCGCTGCCTTTACCTGAGACACAATCTTCTTGCGAAGGGTAGGCTTTGTGTAATTACCAGCAGCGTTAACTTTGCTCTTAGCCATTATAGAGTCTCTATAATAAGTTACTTCTTATTTACAATTGGCTTCTTAACATAAAGCTCTCTGAAGCGTTCTGCCTCAATAGACTTCATGTCTCTGCGTTCTTCTGTTGCCCGTATTATCCAATCAAACACGTTGCCGCATTCTTTTCGGTACTCAGCCCACTTGATCACTTAGCTTTAGGCTGCTTTCCTATAGCCCCGCCGTGTTTATACAGCGTGACAGGGCTATCCCCATCACGCTTCTTGATCTTGCGGAGCTTGGCTGGGCTAATAATGCCCATTCCACGACTTGGCAACATTAGCAGACCCGTCCACCCTTGCGAAGCATTGTTCCTTTGGTGCGACCCCGTTGAGCGATTCCGTCAGCGCGTTTAGACACTGAGCCACCACTCTTCATTCCCGGAGACATCATTGGAGGAGCCATTGGAGAAACCATTGGCGCAGCTCCCATCTTTGCGTCCAGTATCTTGCTGGCTAACTTGGCAACAGTCTTTTTATCTACTGGACCCTTGCGCTTGATTGGGAACCCTGACATTCCATCTTTAGCCATGCCACCAGCTTTAAGACCGGCGTGGGCTTTGGAAGCGGGTTTAGCTGCATGTTTAGCCAAATTTTTCATGGCTGAGTCTTTCATCATCTTACCGTCAGGCATCTTGTGCATACCGCCCTTAGCCATCATTTTTGCTTTCATCATTATAGAGTCCGTCCTTTAGTTTTGCTACGTTTAGCTGCACCATCTGCTCGTTTAGCTTCGCTCAAAGAGATAGCGATAGCTTGCTTCGGATTGGTCACCTTCTGTCCTGATGAGGACTTGAGTGACCCCTTTTTAAACTCCCTCATTACTATGGCTATCTTAGCCTTTTTCATTGATATTGACCCGTTGATCCATTAGACGTTGGGTTTCCACCCTTACCACCTGATGGGTTCGCGCTTGCCAATGAACTAACTGGAGTTCCATTTGAGTTCATTAGAGGCATATACCCACCCGGAGCGCCTCCGGGGATACCTTGACCAATAGCGTAAGGAGCGCCCGGAGCGCCCTGTACATAAGGAGTCCCGCCCTTCACTAAAGCTGCTTGGAATGGATTTAACTGAGCTGAGGCTACTGGGCTGCCACCCTTGCCACCTGCTGGAGCCTGACCGCCCAAGGAAGGCGCTGATTCATAGCCGGTAGCTGGCTGACTCTTCATTTGATCAAACTGATCTTGCGTTGGTCCATTATATGCAGGCATTTGCTGCTGACCACTCATAAGGTTATTAAACACTACTTGCGATCCTTGCTGACCATACTGACCTTGACCCCTTAACTGATCAATCTGCCGGTCATAGCCAAATCTGTTCTGAGGCATAAAGCCGCGACCAAACCTACCATACTGAGGCTGATTGCCATACTGAGGCTGCTGCGGCTGATTGCCCGGAGCGTTTAAACTTTGATCTGCGTATACTGGACCCTGAGCAGGTTGCGCTACTGGCTGTGGCTGCTGAAAGCGTTGCGGGAAGCGATTAAACATCTGCTGCTGCGGAGTTCTATTCTGCCCATAGGTTTGCATGAACGGATTAAATTGAGGCTGCTGAGGAGCTACAGGAGCGACCGCAGGGGCAGGTGTGGCTACAGGCGCAGGCGTGGCTGCAGGAGTCTTGGTATTTGTCCCGTAGTAAGGATCTGGGTCATATGGAGCCAGAGGAGCTGGAGAGGCTACAGGGGCTGCAGGGGCTTTAGTAGGCGTTTTAAAAATTGGATCTGCTGCTCCCATTATACGATTCTCCCTCTGGTCTTACCTTTAGTTGCAATACCGTCAGCCCTCTTTGAAACTGACCCGCCTTTCCTGTATCCAGCTTCTTTCATCATTTTTTTATTAGGCTCGTCCATCTCTGTAGCTGACAATGCTTTATCAAACGGCTTGGTCATCTTCTCCTGAAGATCTGGACCTAGCATAGCGCCGTATCCCATATTAGCTAAAGCACCCATTAGACAAACCTCCCTCTTGTTCTGCCCTTTGATTCTATCCCGCCACCCCGTACACCCTTAACTGATCCGCCTTTCTTCATGCCGACCGGTGGAGCTACGCTCAAGAACCCCGGCTTTTGAGCCGGTGTTGAATTGTCAGGTGCGTTAATAGAAAGCAGTGGAGACGGATTAGGAGTACCGCCATTTACAGACCCACCCATATCATATCTCTTAGCCTTCATTAGATCATCCTGCCTTTTGTCTTGCCTTTAGTTGCAATGCCATCCGCTCTTTTAGAAGCAGAGATCATCCCGCCCTTAGCTCTACGAATAGGCTGACTGCGTGGAGGACCAACAGGAGTCATGCCAGCAGGAGGGGTAGCCCGTGTAGCCTTCTCGTACCCAAGGTTAGTATCCCTATCCATTGCATATTCATCACGGATACGCTTCATCTCTGCGCGCTCTGCTTCTGATGGAGTCGATTTATTCAATCCTGCGGTATATGCGGCTTGGTCTGCCATGTCTATGCCTTATCTTGTTTAAGGTCTAACTTGTCAAAGATCTTTTCTAGCATCACTTCAACTTTATCAAACCTAGATTGGATGTCATCCTTCCTCGCATAATGCGAAGGAAGTGTTATCTCAATATTCTTAATGTCTGCCTTCATTCTTTCTACCGCATCCCAGAGCTGTCTTGAGAGCCATCCGACTATTGTCAGAATAACCCCAACCCCTAGGTTGATCAATGTTTGCGGGTCCATGTTCTACCCGTAAATAACGATTACTGATGCAGCAGTTCCGGTGTCTACATATACGCCATCCTGAGCCAAGATTCCTTCTCCGGGAATAAGCAAGAAGAATGCGCCTTGATTTGCTGCGGCTG